CCATTATTCCCTCCTTAAAGGAAAAACTCTATCATCTTGGGTTGTCTGCTAGGTCAGTTGATAGAGAAGTTAATTAATCCTAGATGTAGAAAAAGGGAGGACCGAAGTCCTCCCTTAATTCTTAGCTTGACCCCGGAGAGCCGAAGATACCTAGAGGGTCTGATACTCCAAAGGAATATCTTTCTCTAGCCTTGTATCTAACGTTTCCTGTGTCAAAATCCCCGTCCATGCTTGTAGTCATTGGACTTCTTACAAAGTGCTTCATTCCGTCAGGAATGTCAGTAGTAATGAAGAAGGCATTAGGGTCAGTTAAATAATGATTAACTGAAAAACCTTCTGGAATAACGCCATTAGTTTTAATAGCGTTAATGTCATTATCTGCTGTTCCTACTCGGTAGTCACTTTGTAGCAGTCTAGTTGCTACAAACTGAAGAGCAGAAGGTATGATTAACTTTCTTGCTCTGGCAGCGATTTTCAGACCTCTTTCGTCTGTGTATCCACCGATTTGAATAATTGCATCTTCTAAAGATACTTCGTTCAAATCAGCACCTGTGGCAGGTCTATTACTATTTGTACCACCATTAACTAATGGGTGTGCTGTACTAAATAAAGTTACACCATCACCACCATTAAACGAAGTGAAACCATTGTTCAAAGGAACAACACTTTTTACTTGTTTGGTGTAAGCCATAGCTCTAGCTAAGGCTTTAGTGTATCTAGCTGAAAGCGAAACATAGAGGTTATCCTCCATTGCTTCTTCAGTTATAGCATATCCCATTGCAATAGTTTCGTGAGTGTAACGAGCTACAAAAGATTCTTGAGCTGTGTCATAACTGATAGCAGCACCCTCATCTTTTACAGGAGCAGCTCCGAAACCTGATAACTTTAACTCTTCCTCGAAACTTCTTTCAGAGTTTTCAGTCACGTAGATATCTTCGTGCTCATTTTCGTAGTTGTTGTACTCTTCGCCAAATAATGCGTTAAGACCCGGTAGGAGCTGTTTAAGCTCATTTGCTCTTGATATAGCAGCCATAATTTATTCTCCTTATCCGATACCCGTTGCATTAAGCAACTGATGTCCTACGTTAAACATTACAAGTACATCTGTTTTTGCATCACCAATTGTACTATCAGGACCATCGACAAAGTCGATAATCTTCAAAGGTAGTGTATTGGTAGTGTTAGCTGTACTCCCGTCTACTGCATTTTTGCTTGTGCCAATAGAAGTAGACCCTGCAGTTTGTATAACTGCTACGTTCTTGCCTAAGTCATCTTGGTCTAAAGCCTCGTCTGATTGCATTTGCATAATCAGAAAAGGGTCAGAAGCAACATATGCCATAATATCATCGGCTGCTGTATTAGCAGGATAATATTGATTAAAAGTAGTTTGACCGGTTGAGGGGTCAGTATATGAACAACCTAAGAATACACCAATAGGAGTCAAGGAAGTAGTTCCTGTATCCTTTTGGATTGTAGTGTTTGGGTTGTTGTCTGCCCACTTAACAAAGTCACCATAAAAAATATCAGTAGCAAAGCCATTGTTAATTTTATAGTGAGTAATCTTTGCATTGTAAGCACACGATACTAACGACCCCATTGGTCTTGCACCCATAGGTGAAGCTGTTGAAGCCATAATTATTTACTCCTCTGCAAATAGTTGCAGAAAAAAATTATTAATTAAAAGACTCTATGAGTCTTTACCAAAAGTCGTTTTTGATTTGCGTTCGTAAACTTGTTTAGTTGCCATTCTACTATCTTGGTCTTTGAAGTAAGTGTTATCAACAGTTTCAACCTGTTGTTGTGCCATATCTGAAAAATGCTTTTCACGTGCTTTTGCTCGTTCTTCAGGCATTTTGCATAATAGCAATCCACCAACTTCTATATTACCTTTTGCTGCCCATTCTGAATTATGGTCTTGCATATGTATCTGTAGTTCTGGGTGGTCTTCTAAACGACAAGGTGACCAACCATCTCGAAAACTTTTAGATACATTAGGGTTGTCTGAATTTCCAACTAAGGAAGTTCTTACCCATCTGAAAACCCACCCTTCTTGTGGGTCTGGGTCAGGTAGATTGGCTGTGTTTTCCCAATTCTGATAACGTTGGGTAGCCTCTCGGCTATCTAATCCCCTAGGGGAACGCTCTTGGTCAGAGGAGTTCACAGAACTTTCCTCCACTTCATTTTCATTTGATGTGTTATCTTGCTCTGTCATACTTGCTCCTTTAATAATTGATTTGCATACTGCTCCGGACTTATACCAAGTTGTCGAGCTATCTTAACTTGAGTCTGGGTCAGACGTACTTGCGAGGGTTTAGAGTTTCCGGTGTTCCTCGTGGCACCGGCAACAACTGTTTGAGGTTGTTTATCTTTTGTTTCAACTACTTCTTCCGAAGCTGTTTGTTGAATACCAAAAAAATTCGGGAACTTATTACGCATTTCTTTATCTACTTCTGCATAATACTTCTCTGCTTCCTTAGCAGGGTCTATGCCATTAGTTCTTAATGCGTTGTCAACATACATAGCATATGATGACATTTCTTTGTGGATTGGCTCAGTACCCATAAACCATGGGTTTTTAGCTGCCCACCTTTGTAAATCTTCATCTATTTGTTGAGGTTGTTGTTCAGGTGTTTCCTCAACCGGCAAGTCATTAAGTATTTGTGTTTGTACTTGCTGAGACATATTGTTAGCTGTTTGCTCTGCAAGAACTGCTTTAGAAAGTTGTTCTTGAGCTTCAGCCATTTTGTCTGCATCACCTGCTTCATAAGCTGTCTTATACATTGCTTGTGCATTTTGTTTTGCCCACAAAGCATTGTTAGCTGCTTGTTTGTTTAATACTTCTCCACCTTGGTCTACTAAAGCTTGTAGCTTTTTATTCTCGTCAATAAGAGAAGACAGTCTTTGTATTGCTTCTTGAGACTCTCTAGTAGCTTGTTCTTTAGCTCTACGCTCCTCATGGTAATCGTATTTTAATTTATTAATTCTGTCACCGGCTCTCTTAGAGTAATCGGTTATCTCAGCATCTAGCGTGTCATCATCAACTTCTACTTCTGCAACGCTTTCATCTCGTGGAGGTCGTCTATCTTCTGCAGGAACATCATCTATAATCTCAACAGATAAATCTTCTGGAACTGTATTATCAACTTCCATTGTTTTGCCAAAGAATTTTTCTTCTTCAGACGTGGTAGGTTGACTATCTATAATCGGCTCTTCATTTATGATTTCAGTATTACTCATGCTCTTACTACTCCTGTTGGGTCATCAACGACTGCTTCCACAGTATCGTCATTAATTAAACGAAACTCTTGTCCATACATGACCATACGAGTACCTGAGTAGGCTCTAAAGATTACCCAATCTCCTTTTTGACACCAAGGTCCTGAAGGAAATCTTTGTTTATCTTTATAAGCTTCAGGTCCAATCTTTAAGACATATCCACATATATTAGATACTTCTTCGTCTTTGATTGTTTGTGAGGCTTTGATAATACCACCTTCCGTCTTTTCATCTGCTTGTGGCATAGCTACTAATATCTTCCAACCCTTAGGGTCAGGTAGCTGTGTCTTAACATCTTCATTTACGGGTGGAGCTTTTACACTCTCTGGGTCTGGGATATTTTCTAGTTTTACTTCACTCATATATTTGCACGACTTTAGGAGTCGAGTACCTATTCACGTTCTTCATGTCTTTTCTTCCAATCCGACATCTCACGCTCTGCGAGGGATAACCCCTCGATAATTCCACATAATCTTTTATAGTCAGGGTAATCTTTTAGATTGCCTGTTGCTATATGTTGTTCATGCTCCCTAACGATATCATTTAGCCTTCTCTTTAAAAACTGTGAAAGTGATTGCTCTTTGACATCATTACTCATTCTTATTGACATCTTCGACTATTTGTCTAGCTATGTCAATACCTTTTTGGAAATCCTCTCTTGCTTCAGACTTTCTGCTTTCTTCAACGTCTAGCAAATCACTAGCAACTTGCTGTCCTATTTTAGCTCCGGCTATTTGTTCTTGAGATTGAATTCTTTCTCTTTCAATTTCATCTCTGTTTATTGCTTTCTCTGCATCAAGTTGTAGCCTTGCAGAACTCTCTGCAATCTTTCTTTGCATATCAGCTTCTTTAATTGCAATCTCTCTATCTTTCATTTGCAGTAATGGGTCTTGCTGTTGTTGTGCAATTCTTTCTTGTTGCTCTTTAGCTTGTGAAGTTATAGCAACTCTTTGTGCAGCTTCAGCTACTAACTCAGATATACGCTTCTCAACATCTGGTGGAATAGGCTGACCCTCTGGTGGTAGCTCAATACCCATTTCTCTTTCTACTTGTTTTCTAAACTTCATAGTTAAATGCTGATTAACATATGCTGAGGCATTAGCCACAATGCTTTGTGCATTAGGACTTTGCTCAATACTTGCAGCAACCTCAGGATTTTGTTGAGCTGCAACAATAGTTTCAATATGAGCGTCATGGTCTTGAAACGGAAATGCTTTGACCGGTTGACCATTAATTAAATTCTGTACTGCAGTCACAGGGTCTACAGGTTTAATATCATCTGTATCAGGTATGATATCTTCTACGTTTCTTATGCCAAGTGTTTCGAGCATTTGTCTGTGTAGCTCAGGCATATTATAAATCTGTGGAGCTGTAGTAGCTAACTGCATTGCAGCTTGATACTGCATAATTCTTTGTGCCATGGTTGAAGCATTAGGGTCAGAGACCGGTAGTACATCTACTCTTTCATCAAAGTCCTCTACCTTTATAAACTCTTCTTCGTCCATCTCATATGGGTAAGAAGGCTCAGTAAAGTCTTTTACAATGCCAACTAAAATTTCAAACTCTTTTCTCATAGAAGCATGAAGTCTTGCTTGTACTGCTGACATAACTTTCATGTTTCTTTCTAACAAAGCTAAGGTAGTTCCAACCGGAGCTTGATTATTCATGTCAGATACTTTCATATCATTCATACTTGCAAACCTTCTACCTTCTTCAACTATATTTTGTAGTAATTGATACAGCGTTTGAGAAGGCTCTTTGTATGGTAAGAAAGTAATGTTATCTCTAATTGCACCACCGGGGACATCAACATCTCTAAACTCTCCGGGCATGATAGGAGTATCATCTCCTTTAACTCTTAAGCCTCTAGCTTTTAAACCACCCGGCAAGTTAGATAAAGTACCGGCATCAACCAACTGTCTTAGTATTGAAGTTGCTGACTTAGCTAAACCACCTACCATGTGTATTAAACCAAAGCCATAAAATCCTAGACCCGGCAAGTATTGATAGTGTACGAAGTGCATACGTCTTAGTTTTTTAGGGTCATTCTCGTAATAGTTTCTTCTAATACTAAGTATTGTTCCACTTGGAAAATCTATTGTGACTACATAAGGTAAAGCTATTCCGGTTTTTTCACCATTAGCCATGTCTTCAAACCCTTCTAAATCAAGGTCTACCTGCATTTCTAAAAGAGTATGCCTATCATCAAAGTTGTAAGTATTGCTCTCGCCTGTCATCTCGTCATACTTCTTGCGTATATCAGATTGATTATCAGACGGCTCAGGTATATCTATGTCACGATAAAATCCTGCTACCTGACTCTTTCTAATTTCATTGGTAGACTTGTGCATTACATGAGTTGCACGTTGACAAGTTTCTAAATCACTTGCTCCATAATTAACTACTACATCTTCAGCCGGAACAAATAAAGAAGCAGGTCTTTCTAAGTTCGGGTCATAATAAACTTTTCTAAAAGCAGAGCCGGCAAGTGGCAAAGAGAATAACATCTTTTCTGTTTCTGTCCTGTATTCTGACATCTGATATGTCAACAAGAAGTTCAGATAATCTTGTACTCGACCTGCTTGTTTGGTTTTATCTTCTGTTATCTTTCCAACAATCTTTGTTCTTACAGGTCCTTGTGCCGGAAACATCTCAGCAATAGATTGCGATTGAAACCTTATTACTGCTTCACTTAGCATAGGGTGAAATACTCCACAAGCTCCTGCCCATGGTGTAGTTCTTTCCTCTATCTTCAAACCTAATTGGTCTAAACCTTTTACATAAGTTTCTTCCCAATCAGAACGTGAGTCTTTGTCTGCTTGATATTGGGAAATCAAATCACCACCCAAGACATTCAAGTCATCTTCTGACATCAAGTCTGCGAGGTTTGCATTAAAACCAGATTGAATTACATTTTCAGACTCAGGGTCAAAGTCAATAATCATTCCTCCGTCCTCCGTAGCTATTGCCACGGAGTCAGGATTATCTATGGAGATTGATAACTCTTCCTGTTCTGGAAGTTCGTCCGTACCCTCGATAGGGGTAGCCGGAGTATTTCTTTCTATTGCCACTTAGTACCTCAGTAATAGTCTGCGACTTTATTATGTTCTAAAGGCTCATCTTCCTCGTCACTCTCTAAAGGAATAAACCCACCTTGTCTAAATCTTAGTAATGCTTGTGTACTGCTATCAACTAAATCATCATGTTCCATATTAGGAAACCCTGCGAATTGTTCTATCACTTCTTCTCCCCACCTTGTTTCAGGACACCATACTACACCAGAACTGAATAAATCTGAAACAGCATTTACTCTTGAAATCTTATCGTTACCTCTGCTAGGTGTGTATTCTTGTACCGGAATACCTATGGCACGTAGCTCAAATATCAGAGGCATACCTGCAGCCTTAGCCTCAACTATAAAAGCATCAGGTTTATATTCATTGTATTTATCTTGAGCCTTTCGTTTTAACTCAGGAAACTCTAGTCTTTCTTGGTAAGCGTCTAACAAAATAAGATTAGGTACAAACTTACCTTCATCATCTTCGTTGTAGAAAACACCCCAAGTAGTACAGGCAGAGAAGTCAGCTCTTTGATTTTTCATAAAAGCTGTATCCCAAGACTGAATAATAAACTCGCAATCCGGTGGGTTTCTACCTTCCCACACATTCCACCATTCCCTTTTTATCAAAGCACCTTCTTCGGAGGTAGGGTCTTGTTGGTATTGTGATTGCCATTTGCTATTAGGTAGCTCTGCTTTCAAAGCAGTTAATTCATCAAGCGACCAAAACTCTTCCCATAAAGGATTACCTGAAGGCAAGATAGCAGGGAGTTCTATTACTTCCCATTGGTCTGCACCACCACGTTTAATACTTGCGTCAACAACTTGACCGGTTAAATCCCTTTGATGCCATCTTGTCATTACCATAATGATAGAGCCATTCGGTTGCAAACGTTGTCTTGGTCCTGAGGTATACCACTCATAGGTACGATTAAAAACATTAACATCGCCACTCGCACCTTCTTGTTCAGAGTGTGGGTCATCAATAATCAATAGGTCTGCACCTTTACCGGTTACAGCACCACCAACACCTATCGCAAAGTATTCGCCACCCTTATTGGTATTCCAA